CATTTATTACTCCTAATATTTCTTCCTTTGAGATGTTCTCTTCACCCATTTGTTTGATTACATTCTTTATATTCTTCATCTCTTTTTCTGCTTTCTTCATGTTAATGTATGGGTCACCCATACTCATGCCATCGATATATACATGAACTTTGCCTCGCTTATCTTCTGCGAAGCGTATATCGACAGTTCGACCACCTACTTTTTCTGCGGTCTTTTTGACTTCTTTCTGATCACGAGGAAGTTTAAACTTTGCCTCATTCAGCGTCTTCGTTATTTCTTTCCAAGTTTTCTTCATTTGCCCAATCTACTGACATTTCAACTCTTTTCATGTCTACTATCTCAGCAGCTTTCTGTTTGATGCCTTGTTGTATACTGTCTTTGGCATCTGTTAATTTACCAGACTCTATCTGGTTTACTATATCTTTGCTTATATCTGACATTAGAATTCATCTCCCATTTCGTCTTCTTCTCCACCACCCTCGTTTTCGATTTGTGCCATAATGGCATTTATCTCGTCTTCACTCATGTGTAATACATTTCTAAAAACATATTCTTTAGAGAAGTATGTCCCAACATAAGACTCTGCTTGTGAGAGTAAGTCAAATCTTTCTCTCATAATCTCTCCCTCTTTTAATTCGCTGAAGTGATTATCTGTCGCAAAATCATAATGTATAAAATCCTTAAACGCATCGAACTCTTCACCAGAGACGATGTTTTTAAGAACTAATTGTGTTCTTAAAATATCTGTAAACACCTTTGAGAACTTCATTTGAAGTCTCTTAACAAACTTATTAAATTTAAGTTCGTCTCTAGATATTTCAGATGCTCTGCCCATATTAAAACCATTATCTGCTTCTAATCTAGAACTAGGCACATTTAGAGAACGATACAGTTTCTTTTTAAAGTATTCTATATCTTCTATCTCTGCAAGATTCTGACCACCTGGAAGAGTTGTAATCTCTGTTCCTCGACCACCCTCTCTTCGTGGTAACCAAAAATCTTCTAACATAGACATATGGCGTCTATCATCTTTGATTTCGCCTGTGTCTGCGTTATAAACAAGTTTATTTCTATACTTGTTCATTACATCTGCAAGATACTGTTCTGCCTTTGCCTTTGGTAAGTTACCTACATCGATATAGAAGATTCTTCTTTCTGGTGCTCTAGATATTCTGTAGATCACCAGTGCATCTTCCATCATTGATAACTGATTTGCAGTTTTCAATGCCTTATGTAGATAACCTATGACTACATTTTTAGTGTAGTCTAACATACCAGAAGTTGTATAACTAATAGCTTCTGGCGCTATCTTGGCAGATTGTCCTTCATTGGCACTGCCTTTTAAAAATCCTTTATCGTTGAAGACATAAAACTCTTCAACTTTCTTTATTATGTCAATCTTTGTTTTAGGGTCTTTATCCTTTTCAACATTTCTGACCTTTTTAATTTTCATCGGGTCAATGTTTCTAAGATCGACTATACCTTGTTGTGGTCTACTGCTGTCTACGATTTTATGGAAGTAGATTCTTCCATCTACATACCATTTTCTGAATAGTTCATGTGCGTTTTGATGAAACTTCATCAAAGAAAGGATAGTTTTGAACTCGTCATGCATCTTTTGTTTGATGCTGTCTGACAGTTCGATGTCTGCTAAATCAAGTGAGACAATCCTATCCTTGGTATCTGAAACTATACATTCATTTACTATATCATCGATAGCAATATCACACTCAGGTACTAAAGATGTCTCACGATATCTGTTAATGAGTTGAACCTCATTCTTGATACCGCCTTCCATATCAACATAGGAACCATATGCTCCGCCTGATATGAAACCACCTGGCGATTGTTGTATGACAGGAGTTCCGTCATCTTCTACAGGTGGAACAAAAGAAGCCTGTGACTTCTTTTGCACATCCTTTACTCGTAATTCATCTTTTTTACGAGTTATTTCAAACCCAAAAATTTCCATAATAATATTTATAACACCCTAAATGGGGTGTTATTCACTAATTTAAAGAACTCTGTTCCAGTGTGAGTATTGGAATTCAACATCAAATGTCTCCAATGCATCGACTGTCTCATACGATAAGTCAATTGCACCTATTGAGGTTGGAAACATGTTAAAGAATTCGTATCTCGCAAGAACGGAGTCGTCTTTATTTAATTGTTCGACAAATGCTCTGTCTACTAAGTAGTCTAATGATGTGATACCCTCACCACTGTCAAGTTGTTGGATATCTGTTTGCCATGCTTCTAAAGCACTTCTGCTAGAGAATTCTACATCATTAATGATTGTCACTGTCCAAGGTTCAAATGTTCTGTCTCCTGCGAGTTTCAGAACATGACCTCTAAACTGTTGTTCTACAACACCTACCTGAGCAGCTGGTATTTGCGCTGACTGACATAAGAACTCAATCTTGTTGCCAGACCTTGGTATAAAAACTCTAAAACGGTTCGCTCTAGGTCCACCGCCGAGTAATTGTGCTTTAAATTGGTCTATACTTGCCATTGTGCTTTACTCCTTAAACTGCTCCGTATATTTCTTCAAAGTCGACACCACTTCTGGTTGCGACAAAGTTTAGTGTTATAAAATTAATAGACCTTGCAGGTTTCACAAAGATAGAACATACAAATTCATTTCTATCTATTACTGAGTCTGTGTTATTTGTTTCGTCACAAACTACTGAGAAATCTATAAGACCTCTTCTGTTTTTCACATCTCTTAGGAAAGGTTCTACAGCAGCTCTAAACTGTGCTCTTGTGAATGCATCGTTGTATTCAAAGAGTTGTGCTTTAGCAGCTAATGAAATTGCTTTCTCTAATACGATGAACAATCTTCTTACATTGATTCTATCGAACGCACTAGGTGAAGTTAATCCTGTTTTGTCACCAAACAACACGGTACCTTGACCTGGGAATGTGACTATTGGATTGATTCTTGCACGATATAGATCATCTCTAGATGCTTTCTTGGGGTTGAAAGCTAACTTAGTAATACCTAGATATTGACCTCTACTGAAACCAGCAGGTGAGAACCATGGGTCTTGAAGTAAATCACTTCTTGCCATGATACCAGCTGTGTGTGCGTTTCCTGGAATATAACAATATTTGTCATTGTATTTTTCGTATTGATATACCCAACCACTGTCAATCACTAAGTATGAACTTGATGTGACTGAAGCAAAGTCAGCTATAACATTACTTGATTGTGTTGATTCAGATGATACACCAACTACTGATGTTCTTCGTGGTGAAGCGACAACTAACATATCTTTTCTTGCCTCTGCAATAACAATAGCGTTATTGACTAGACTATTATGGTCTGCTAGTAAATCTTGTTGTGTGCCTGAACCATTGTCTGTTCTTGTTGAACCTACTATCAAGAAGGAAGCATCAAACAACTCTCCGTCTTTGAAGTGTTTTTCCCAAGCAGCTATTTTTTGTGATGCTGTTGGTTGTCTTCCGTTTTGTCCGCCTGATAGGGAACTGTTCTCTGGTAATGCAGGTCTACTAAATGCTGAACTTACTGCTTGTGCTAATGTTCTGCTTTCTGTTGCACTTGACAACATTGCTGTAGAGTGTCCTGACCAGTAAATATAATTTGATTCTCTTTCGATTACATCTTTATAGTAATTACTATTACCAACGCTGTCTTTAGCGTCTGAAGCTAAAGATACAAAACCAAATGTTTCTAGAACCTCATTTTTTGTTCCTGTAATAAGTCCATCTTCGTCTTGAACAACGATATGTATTTCATCATTTGATGCGCCAGCTGCCGTTGCAACTGCTGAAGTTCCTGGTGCCTTATCAAACAATTGGAAATGTTCCCAATGTCTGTCAACTTGTTCGTTGTCTACAACTGCTGATGTAAGACCAGTACCCTCTGGTTGTCCAATAGCTGCAATAGTCAATGCGTTTGAGTTAATTGCTGTGACTCTATAAAGTGTAGAGTGGTTTTGGAACTTAATGATGTCTCTAACTAAGTAAGCGTTTCCAGCATCGACTGTGACTGATGTTGAGCCAACTGCGTGTCCTGAACCGTTATTAATTAGATTTACATTGTCATTGAAGTAAGCGTTTGAAGATGCACATACTGAAACTTTAATTGAGTTTCCTAATGCGCCAGCATATCTAGATACAAACTTACCGACTGTTCCTGCTTGAGAACCGTCTTTGAATGTATTGACATAATCATCTGCGTTTCCGAGTAAAGTTGAAGAGTTACCGCTTGCGTTTGCACTGAATAAGTTAGTTGTAGATATTCTAACAACACTTAAACTAGAACCGTATCTCAAAAAAGATTCTGCTGAATAGAAGTCTTCTGCACCAGCGTCTGTATTAGCTGGTTGGTAAAACTCATCAACTAGCCCTTGACCGTCTGAAACTGTTTTTACTTCATCAACAG